AAAACAGGCTTTAGCCCTGATTTAATCATTGCTCCTTATTACTCACATGAAGCAGGAGTAAAGGCTAAGCTTGAAAGTGTGGCAAGTTCTATGAATATCACAGCTATTGTGGATCTTTACGCTACAAATGTTGGCGAAGCTATTAATACAATGGAGGCTTTTAGCTCTAAAAGATTAATTGCCACTTGGCCACAGGTTCAAATCCTAAATACAAGGGGATCTTATGCTTATGTTCCACAATCTCCTATCATCGCAGGTTTAATAGCTCATACAGATGGGGATAAAGAATATGGCTTTAGTGATTCTTACTCAAATAGAGTGATGAATGGGGTTACTGGCACAGAACATTTTATAGAGTTTATCAATGGCTTTGATTGTGATGCAGAAAGATTAAGAAATGCTCACATTTCAACTTGTATTTTAGGTGAAGGTTATCGCTCTTGGGGTGGGGAAACTAGCCATGAAGATACGATTTGGCAAGATTTAGCTCGTGTAAGAACCTTTGATCGTATAGCCCTAGCAGGACAAAAAGCAGCTTTTAAGGCTATTGATAAAAAAGCAAGTGAATTATATTTTATAAAAATCAGCATTGAAGAATTGCTAAGAGATTTAAAAGGAGCTAAGGTTTTAATTGGCTATGAGGTAAGCTGGGATGAAGAAAGAAACACAGATGCCAATGTGAGTGCTGGTAAGTTTTATCTAAATATAAAAATGATGAATAATCCAATCGTTAAACAAATCACTTTAGAGTTCATCTACTCTGATGAATGGGCGAGTGATTTGATTAAAACTATTAGTGCGGATAGTTAATAAATTTTTAAAAGGAGAAAATAAAAATGAAAAGAATAATTGGCGAAGTTATACAGGAAGGTAATATTTATATAGATGGTCAAGGTTATCTTGGAGTGGTTAGAAATTTAAAATTGCCTGATATAGAACAAGAGATGATTGAAACCAAAGGAGTTTTAGGAGCAAATTATAGTAGCGGGGTTTTAAAGCCTTTAGAAATTAGCTTTAAATTAGCCGTTGTTGATCCAGTGCTTTATGCGGCTTTCTTTCATACTACTTTTAGTGAGATTAAAGCTCCTTTGCTTTTTAGAGAAAGTGTTCACAAAGGTGGAAAAAACTATGGTATTAATGCTGAGTTTTTAGGAGAGTTTATAAGCATAAGTGAAAGTGATCATGAAAGTGGAAAAGAGGTGGAAGCTGAAATTAAAATGGCAGTTCATTTTTACATGCAACGCCGCAATAACATTCCAATCATTACCTACGATCATAAAAACACTATTTTAATGATAAATGGGGTGGATATGATGAGTGATGTAAGAAGCAATTTAACCCTTTAAACACTGATTAATCGGAGTTTAATTAACAATACTGGGATTTTAGGATTAAAGTTTGGCTTTTTGGGCATTGCGTAGCAATGGGTGGGGAAGTCTTTAGTTGCTTCTCAGGCGGAATTACTTCCGCCATAAAGAAGGATAAAAAGGAAAGAAAAATGAAAGAAAAAATAATCAAACTTGAAAATGGCGAAGAATTAAAAATGAGAGAGCCAAATGTGCGTGTATTAAAAAACGCCACTAATAAAAGTGAAAAAGAAATGGAGCAAACTATTTATATGATAGCTGCACTTACCAATAAGCAAGAAAGTGAAATTGAAGATTTGAATCTTAAAGATTTTAAAGCTTTACAGGACGCTCTTAAAGATTTTTTGGTAGAAGCAGGAGTTATAGCTTAGAGGCTATAGCTCTTATAAGTCATACTTTGCATTGGGGATTAAATGAAGTTTTAGATTTAAGCTTAGATGAGTTTGAAGAAGCTTTAGCAATTTCAAAAGAATTTTTAAAGGCTAAGAGTTTTTGATTGTTTTATTTTTCAAAAAATAAATTTTTAAAATAGCAAAAAGAATAAAATCTAAACTTATTACAATTAGCCAAGTAGGTAAAATAAGCAATAAAGCAATGGGTGGCATAATCATCACTAAAATAGCAGTTATGATAATACTTATAAAATAAGAAAAAATAAAAATAGCCATTGTATTAAAAAAACCATCACTTGCACTTTGATAGCTTATGTAAAAAGCAGGTATGAGTGTTGTTAATAATAAGGCAATATGTGAAATTATATCATCGTTAATAAATTTTAAAACTTTCATAGTAAAGATTTTAAAATACAATCGCTTAAAAAGGGTTGAATATGGAAAATGCTGGAAGTATTGGAATTGGTGTTATTTTAGGACTAGCGATTAAAAACGCAAGTGCCGTTGGCAAGGTAGTTAAAGATTTTAGCAATTTAGAAAAAATAGCAGCAAAAACTAAACTCGGCATTAGTGGATTACAAAAAGAATTAAACGCTCTTAAACTCAATGCCAATTTAAGAGCGGAATTAAAAGCTCAAAGAAAAGGTTTGCAAGATGAGTTTTTAAGTTTAGGTAATGTTATTCGAGGTGGAATTATTGGTAAGGGTTTAGGAGAAGCTATCAGCTTTGAATCTGCTATGGCTGATGTGAGAAAGGTTGTGAATTTTGATGAAGGCGATGATATTAAAAAAATGAGTGCTGATATCCTTAAGATGTCTCAAACTTTACCTGTTACTGCCAATGAGTTAGCAGCTATAGCTGCTGCTGGAGGACAGATTGGACTTGGTTCAAAAGATGTAAGAGAATTTACAAATCTTGTAACTAAAATGAAAGTGGCATTTGATATGAGCGCTGAAGATGTGGGAGATAGCGTTGCGAAAATTAAAAATATTTTAGGCATTTCTTTAAAAGACATGGAGGATTTAGGCGATAGTATTAATAATCTTTCAGATAATAGTGCATCTAAGGCTAGAGAGATTATTGATGTTATGAAAAGAACTGCAGCTGCTGGAAAGCAAATAGGATTTACTAAAGAACAAATTGCGGCTTTAAGCTCTTCTTTTATATCTTTAGGTAAGGGACCTGAAGTAGCAGGAACAGCTATTAATAGTCTTTACCGCGTTTTAGCCACAGCTGATAACATGGGAACTAAAACTGAATCTGCTTTTGCAAAGCTTGGTATAAGTGGAGCATTTTTAAAACAAGCCAGTTTTGATGATCCTCAAAAAGCTTTAGATATGTTTTTACAAAGAATTTCAAAACTAGACCAAAAAGAACAAATGGGCGTTTTAGTTGATATTTTTGGTCGTGAATTTGCAGATGATATGGCAACTCTTGTTGGAGGGCTTGACACTTATAAAGAAGCTTTAAAAAATGCTGGTGATGAAGCAAAAAAAGGCTCTTTACAAAGGGAATTTGATACAAGGGCTGCTACCACTGAAAATTCTATTATATTAATGAAAAATGCTTTTAATTCCTTAGCTGTTAATTTAGGTTCGGTTTTTTTACCTGCAATATCATGGGTGAGTACTGGAATTTCTTATCTTGTTAATAGTATCACTTATATTACAGGACTTGTCCCTGGTCTTAATGGGGTTTTAGGAGGACTTATAGCCACTTTTTTGCTCGCCAAACCTGCGGTTTTAGCTTATGCTATTGCTAAAAACTATCTTAAAGATTGCACCATTTTACTTAAAAGTGCTTTGATTAAAACAAGAATACATCTTTTAGCTTTTCGTAATTCTTGTATATTATCTAATATTACTTTAAAAGCAAAAACCGTCACAACTACTATTTACACAACCTCCCTTAAAGCCTTATCTTTTGTTTTAGGTGGGCTTAATAAAGTTTTTAAAGCCGTAGCTATTGGTATTAGAGTGTTAAGCATGGCTATGATGAGTAATCCCATTGGTCTTATTTTAGGGGGCATTGCAATAGTGGCTGGGCTTATTATTGCAAATTGGGATAAGGTTAAGTCTTGGTTTAAATCTTTTATAGAATGGCTTAAACCTGTTTGGGAGCCTATATACAATGTCATTAAAGCAGTATTTGATAAATGTGCCCTTGTATTTACAAGTTTTAAAGATATTATTATGAGTGTTGCTTCTCCATTAGCTGAGTTTTTAAATTCTATTTGGCAAGGTGTTGGGGATTTCTTTTATAGTATTTTTGGTTCTTTATTTGATTGGTTTGCTTCTAAGCTTTCTTGGGTAGGAGATATGATCTCATCTATAAGTGGCTTTATAAAAGATGCTCTTGATTTTGTAGGGCTTGGAGATGATGAAGAAGTTAAGATAAGCCAAAGTGAACAAAACAAAGAAAAAGTCTTTACTACAAACACTTATAAAGATGAATTAGCTGAGACAAAAAGTATAAATCATACTCCAAGCTTTAATAATGGCAATATCAATATAAGTGTTAATGGTACTTTTAACATAGCGACTAAAGATGGCAATTTTAATATGCAAGAATTTGCAAATACTATACAAAAAAGTGTATTTGACGCTTTAAGAAAGCAAGAACAAAACAAAATGAACACTACAATTTATGGATAAAATATGAGTGAATATATAGAAATAAAAGGGCTTGAAAACTTTTTTAAAGCTTGTGATAAATTAATAGATATGGATAAACACGGGCAAAGCATTATGGCGAGTGCTGGAGAGAGTATAAGAAATAGCATTATAGACTCTTTTAAAAACGAACGCAGTATTTTTAATGGAAAATGGCAAAGCTTAAAACCAGCTACCATAAAACAAAAGATAAAAGATGGTAAGAATAAAGGAATTTTAAAAAGAGATGGGGATTTAAGTAATGCTTTAAATTGGCAAAGCGAACCTACCAAAAGCGGAGTAGAAGTCTTTAATAATATACAGACTAAAAATGGCTTTAAATATGGTTATGTTCATCAATGGGGAAACAGAAAAAGAAAAATTCCTCAAAGAGCTTTTTTACCCATAGATAATAACAAAGTCTTGCACCCAAGTATAAGAAGTGTGATTTATAAAGATACTAAGGATTTTATTGAAAAAATTGTTAAGAAGTGATGGCAAGGAAGACCAAAGCCTTCCTTTTTCTAAAAACTAGCAAAAGCATTATAGCTTTGTTTTTAAAGACTAGCTTTTTAAATTTTATTTTGAAAGGAGTTTGTATGAAAAATAATACAGAC